GCACTGATTTCCTTAACAAGCTGAACGATGCCTTAATTGATGAGGCTATTGAGTTCGGCGCAGAAAGTGAGGAGGCAGCGTGATGCAATATGTAAACCCAAATAATTTGAGCAGTGCATTGTGTGATATGTATGACGTTAAAAACACCATTAAGTCTTTAGGTTTGAATGACGAACCAAAGGACAACGAAGGTACAGAAATTACACTTGGTGACTGTATTCATGACATTCTTTTGTTTTTGGAAGGATTGGACGCAAATTCACCTTACCAAGAGGAGACATCGTGATGGATGATTTACAAGAATATCATAGGGGCCGTGAGGCGGCTACAAATGAAGTTGATGAGCCTAACTTTGACGTAGATCAGGCTATTGCATCTTTTGATTATGACCCACCTGACAACCCGTTTCAGCGTGGCTATCTTCGTGGTCTTATTAAATCAGGTTACGCTACCGTGTCATCTAAATGGGATGGGGTATTGGTATGACCCTCGCTGTAACCCACTGCCCAGACTGTAAGAAAAAACTACAGGCTAAAGACTCAAGGCCACACACAGTCTATGGCTTTCCAACAGTCAAAAGAAGGAGAGTGTGTCCGTCTTGTGACTTCAGAATATCAACAATAGAATTGCCAATCACAATTGGTAATGATGTTTTTCTAGAAGAGGAGGAGTAAATGCTAATATCACTGATAGGCTTTATAGCTGGAACAATTATTGTCGCAATGATTATGTAATAAAGGAATAAATTAATGATACTTAAATCTTGGAAATTTAAAGGCTTCGAGGCAAAACAAGAAATGCCAAAGTGGCTGCAGGATAACTCAAGCAAAAGACTGGGAAGTCCAAACCTATTTGTCCACACACAAGCTGGTGAAACCCCAGTGCAAAAAGGTGAACATATCGCAATCTCCCTCAGAGGTCACATAACTATTCACGATGATAAACCAGATAATCTCATCTTCCTCACAAAAGAAATACTCGCAGGAATTGCATTCGCAGTGGCTGTTGTCGCTGGAGTTGTCATAATGCTCGCCATGTGATAAGCACAGGCACACACTGTCTCGTCTAACTGGACCCACTTAGGTGGGTCTTTCTTTTTTGTGCATTCTGCATTACATTAATAAAAACACAGCTTACCACTGCAAGAAAGGTTAGAGATGGCAAAGAGTAAAAATCCAGTCGGTAGACCTAAGTTCGAGATCACTGATGAAGTTCTTGAGAAGACAGAACTCCTTATGGCAAAGGGTTTAACGAAGGAACAATGTGCTGGAATGCTAGGCATTCATACATCTACCTTCATGCTTCATCAGTCAGAAAATTCGGAATTTTCGGAAGCTATAAAAAGGGGACAGGCTCTTGGCATTGATGCCGTGACCAATGCTCTCTTCGAGAATGCCACTGTAGAGCGTGATAATACTGCCATCATCTTCTTCCTGAAGAACAGAGCAGGGTGGGTGGATAAGCAAGAGATCGCAGCAACCGTGGAAACAAACCACGTTATCGATTTAACAAGGATACCTGATGAACAGCTCAAATCAATTGAAGCAGCATTTAGCAGGGCTGACGCTAGAGAAGGTGAAAGCGGAGCAATACCGCAGATCATTGAAGGCGTTTACGAAAGCTAGTTGGGATACAATCGAGCCTGGTGTGCCGTTCCTAAACAACTGGCACATTGATGCAATAAACGAGCACCTCCAAGCTGTGATTGAGGGTGATATCAAACGCCTGATCATCAATATACCTCCACGGCACATGAAAAGTCTCTCCACTGCTGTATTACTCCCAGCATGGGCTTGGACAAGAGATCCGTCCATGAAGTTTATGTATGCATCCTACGCTGCCTCACTGTCGATCAGAGATAGCACTAAGTGCCGTAGGTTAATCGAGAGCCCTTGGTATCAGGCTCACTTCCCAGATATTACGTTGACATCTGATCAGAACACCAAAGGTCGATTCGAAAATAGTCTTACGGGATACCGTATAGCTACCTCAGTTGGTGCTGCAGCCACAGGGGATGGTGGTCAATTTGTATTAGTGGATGACCCTTCATCAGCAAGTGACGCTCAGTCTTCAGCTATGAGAACTTCTGTCATGGAGTGGTGGGATCAGACAATGCAGACACGTTTGAACGATCCAAAGACTGGTGCATTCATTATCATTGCCCAGAGGCTCCACGAGCAAGACCTATGTGGTCATATACTCTCACAAGAGCTAGGAAACGACTGGGATCACCTTATGTTGCCCAGTCGCTACGAAATAGGTCACCCTACGCCAGTCAGGTCATCTCTAGGCTTTACAGATCCACGCACCAAGGAGGGTGAGCTTCTCTGGCCTGAACGCATGGATGAAAAGACAGTATCTGACCTAGAACGCTCTCTGGGCTCCTACGCAGCTGCTGGTCAGCTACAACAGCGTCCATCTCCAAAGGGTGGTGGTATTCTCAAGGCTGAGTGGTGGGTTCCATGGGAAAGTGATGACCTACCTGATATTGAGTACGTCCTACAGTCGTATGACACTGCATTCAGTACCAAAGAGACAGCTGACTACTCAGCTCGCACAACTTGGGGTGTTTTCAAAATGAATGGTCAGATGAACGCCATAGTTCTCGAAATGTGGTATGATCGAGTGAGCTATCCTGATCTCAGGAAGATGGCACAAGATTCATATGAGGAGTGGCAACCTGACACAATCCTGATCGAGAAACGTGCATCAGGTCAGTCGCTGCTCCAAGACTTACGTCAATCTGGATTGCCTGTACTGGCTTACAATCCTGATCGAGACAAACAGGCACGAGCTCACGCATCGTCTGCACTTTTGGAAGACGGAAGAATTTTCTTTCCAAAAAACAAAAAGTGGGCTAAAACTTTGATTGACACCTGTGCTCAGTTTCCAAAAGGTCACGATGACTTGGTAGATACTTGCACTCAGGCATGGCTGAGATTAAGAAAAGGGTGGTTTGTTACTCACTCAAATGATTTTGATGAAGACGATTACGAAGAGAAAAGAAGGATAACTCTGTATGGCTAGAGAACCAATTTCAATTCAACAATCCATAGCTCCCTTCTCTGAGACAGCTCCTGCTGATGATTTGCAAGTTGAAGAAATTGGTGATGACGTTCTCATAGGAGATCCAGAGCTAGACAATATTGTCGAGACAGACAGCAACTTTGACGCAAACCTTGCTGAAGATATGTCCGACAAAGAGCTCAACAACTCAGCATCAGAATTAATCACATATTACAACAATGACCGTGAGGCTCGATCTGAGTGGGAAGATCGCTACAAGATGGGGCTCAAGACTTTAGATCCTGACGGTGGCATGGAAGAATCTGAGAATGAACGTGCCACTCGTGGTCTATCAATAGTTGTGCATCCAATGATCGCAGAAGCTGCAACCCAGTTCAATGCGAAGGCTATTGCAGAGCTCTATCCGTCAGGTGGTCCAGTTAAGACTGTAGTTGTCGGTGAGCCAAATGAAGAGCTTGAGGCACAGTCTCGCAGAGTTCGTGAATATATGAACTACCAGATTACGCAGGAAATGCCTGAGTATTTCCCTGACCTCGATCAGATGCTGTTTCACCTTCCACTGGTTGGTCAGACTTTCAAGAAGGTCTGGTGGGACGCTAACCTAGATCGCCAGTGCAGCCAGTTCGTAAAGGCTGAAGACTTTGTGGTGGCTCCAGAGAGCAAGGATCTCTACACCTCACCTCGATATACTCACGTTATCCGCATTCCAAAGAACGACTACAATCGATACGTCCAGTCAGGTTACTATCTGCCAAGTGACGATACAGGTGGTGATATCGATCCATCTGGCGATACAATCGGTGAGATCGAGGGTGTTGATCAGTACGGTGATGATTCTCAAGATCAGGTAATGACACTGCTTGAGATGCACGTTTATCACAACTTCGAGGATGATGTTGACGATGACGATAGCAATGCTGTTGGCATTCCATACGTTGTGACTGTCGATTACGATAATGAGAATATTGTCAGCATACGCAGAAACTGGCGTGAAGAAGACGATAGGAAAATTAGGAGGGATTGGTTTGTTTCTTATAAGTTCCTTCCTGGTTTGGGCTTTTATGGTTTTGGCTTATATCATCTCATTGGTGGCTTGGGCAAAGCAGCAACTGGATCGTTACGAGCTCTCTTAGATTCTGCAGCGTTTAGCAATATGCAGGGTGGCTTTAAGTTACGAGGTCGAGTTTCAGGTGGCGAGGTTCAGGTAAATCCTGGTGAGTTCGTTGATCTCGATGCCACAGTTGATGATGTCAATAAGGCGATTATGCCATTGCCATTCAAAGAGCCAAGTAGCTCACTCTTTAGTTTATTAGGATTTATTGTAGACGCAGGGCAGAGATTTGCCAGCACTGCCGATTTGAATGTTGGGGACGTAAATCCAAATGCACCCGTTGGCTCGACAGTCGCACTTATTGAGCAGGGTT